AAGTGGCGGAGATGGGAAGGCCAAAGAAAGATGGGGCTGGCATAGGGATTCCGGAGGCAAGGGATAGGCAAGAAGAGGCTTGAAAGGGGCTTCCCTATAATGAATAGGGAAGCCAAGGCGGAGGGCGTGAAGTGGTCGGAGTGGCTGCCCACTACTTTTCCAAGTGCCATCCTGCAAAATTCGGGTGCCGCAGCAAACCAGACTTAAACTTCTTCTTCGCAGAACACTTGAAACACTTGTTCAAATACTCTGATTGGTTTTTCCAAATATCCCTACGCAGCTTGTCGGTCATGCCACCACCGATGGTCAGCTCGACACCTACACCTAGTGGGGAGTAACTAGCTTGCAGTGCGCCGAGAGAACCAGTCAACCTACCGGTACCTTCAACAAACCCCGTGATATACAAATCCTCCGTGAGTTCAAACTTCGCACGCAACAAGGTTTGGTGCCAGTTGTCATTGTGGTGGCGGAAGACTAGCCCTTCGAATTTACCTTGCACCACCAGTAAGTTCCAGATAGCGAGCGAATCGGAGGTGGGGTAGTTTGGTGCTACGAACCAGTGGCTGGGTAAAGCTTGGTCATCAAGCAGTTGTGCCAGTTTCATGTACCGGGTGATGTATGGCAGGTTACGGTGGTCGCCGTAGTTGTCTTCCACATGGTCGAACAAAAAGAACTTACCGGATCGGTTCATTTCTTTGGACCACTCGGAGCCGAACATTAGTTCACCGATGTAAGAACCCGGTGGAGTCAAGATGCTTATCTTTTCCACCTTCTTGCACTCGCCTGAGCGAGAAAAGTATCTGGCGGTTCCAATTTTATCCACATCGCACTGGCACCAAATGCCGTCGTACTTCAGTTGGCAAATTGGATGGGTGGTTTGGTCAACGTGGGCGATGTCCACATCTTTGTAGTTTTGTCGGGAGTATCGGTCGTGAGTGCTCATTTTTCCAGTAGTCTAAATTCAATTTCAACACTATAGTTCTTTGCTGCAATCAGTGCTTCAATCATACCGGAACTGAATCCACGGTCGAGGTAGAAGATGACTTTGTCTGCAACTGCGTACCAGCGTAGACCGGCAGACATGCCTCGGGCTCTCTCTTCCGGTACACTGTCGTTTAGGATACCTTCTTGGGTATATAACAGATGTGAGGCTAGTGGGTCTTCGCCTCGGAGGAGTGAATCACGAACGCACTTTCGAGCATAGGTGAGGTTTGACTCAACATCACCAGCATAGGGTGATTCGATTATAACTAGGTTGTTCATTTGTTTTGTTTGTTTTGGTTTGTTTTGTTTCAGGCTAATACAATGAAAATTTCTTGTGCGTTAGATACCGGGTGCGCCCGAGTCTCACGCTTTATTTGTTTGGTTGCCACTAGGTGCTGGATCATTTTACCAAGATCCTCAACTCGTGGGACTTCTTTGAATAGGTCTCGTTTAACCAAACGTTCGGGTAGAGCATTATTCGGTGAGTGTCGCAGCATTTCCAACAACTTATTAGACACACCGGCTAGTTCATTCCGACCCACACCTTGGAACACCTTTGGTATATTCTCCTCCACGGTGCGCAATATTTCCATGGACAATTCCATGTGATTTATTTCAATGGTGTGCTGCGTGCCGGGTTCCCACTCACTAGCACTCACCAGCATGGCCACCTTCAGCATCTGAATTTGCACGGAGTTGAACCAGCCGTCCAACAGTGGGTCTTCTGGGCGTTTTAGATTGATATACCAATTACAGTAGAACTCCTTCGCACCTTCGCCCCATATAAATGGTCCCTTGATTGCTTGGATTTGACGCGCCGTTGCCACAAGACGAATCCAAGCCGCGTCCATTTCGGGTGTGACGAATGGGATTGGTATCCGCAAATCCGTATGCGTCTCATACACAAAGATTGCACGACGGGAGAAGCCGCCGGTGATTACGTCGTCCTTCAACTTTGCGGTGATCCAGTCAGGAACAGTGCAACCCAACAAAGTAAGGTATGGCATGGGGATTAGGTCCACACCTTTACCTTTCGTCTCGCTCTTATAGTGGTGCTCATCGTAAATAGTGGTTAGGAAGTCAAGCATGTGACCAGCATTTGCACTGCCAACAAATTGACTAAACTCGGTCACAAACACAGACATAGGGGAGTAGAGGAACTTGGACTGTTCTTCATCGGTTGGGTTAAATTTTCGTGGCACTTCTTTAGGTGCCACCAAGCACGCACGAGACTTACTGGCCATGGATTGAGTAAGAGCTTCTTTGGTTTGGCACTCGGCACTCATTGGCACCGAGTCACCCAACTCAAACAACAACTGCTTAGCAATCATCATAGCAGTTGTTTTTTTAACCCCCGGGCTGCCTGTCAAGATTACATACAAGTTTGGTCGAATGCAGAACATACCTAGGTCGAGCCAAACTTTACCGGAAACAATACTAGACAGTGCCACAAGAGCAGAGAACAGGTGGTATGATGGTGGGCATTCGTTATTTTGTGTAACGATTTGGTAGTCTTTCAAGAATGACATAATATTGTTGGATTGCACCCAGAAAGCCCACACCTTTATGGGGTGTGGGCCGGGAACACTTGCAACCTACTTAGAATGGATTATTTCCACCCTCGTCTTCGTCTTGCTCAGTGTCTGGCTCAGGTTCATCACCAAACACCAACTGCGTTGCCTTGGTAAAGCACAACAACTGTTGCCCACCTAACTCTTCCAGCAACTCAGACAGGTCAGCGGGCTGATAGGACTTGGACTTCATCACCTTACCCAACGGGTCATACACCAAGTAAGGTCTATCTGTCCCAGGTGCCACCAACTCGAACACCACATCTGTTCGACTAGGTAGGGCAGCCACCTCAGCCGCGGTCCACAGCTTGGTCATATTACTCTCATGCACAATACGGAACGCTACCGGCAAGAGGTATCCCATACCAACAGACAGTGCATCACCGAGCAGACAATACAATCGGTCACACAGTCCGTCTAGTGCCTCCGCTTGGTCCACATCGTATTCACCTGTTTCAGGATTGTAACTAAAGGCATTTGCAAACTCCTTAGTCTCCTCGTGGGTTAGCCTCAATCGCAGAGCCAGTCCAGAACCGCTCATACTTTCCACAGGAATATTGTGTAACTCCTGTTTAAACTTACTCATAAACGCTTTTACTTGCATCAACTGGTTAATCATATTCGTTCTCTATACTTTGGTGTTGTTCAATCGTTGGCATTCACTCCACGCCTAGAAGTTTTTTGAGTTCAGCGTCGAGGGAAATTGGATGCGGTCGGTTGCAGCGGAGGGAGCACTGACGGTAGGTGTAGATGCGGTCTTGCAGACTTCGCATTTTACGGATGCGTGCAATGGTGGCTTTCCAGATTTGCTCCAGCTCACCTTGGCAATTGCACAGCAGCGGCCAAGCGGTGGAGAGTAGGCAGATGTGGTAGGCGGTGATGGCGAAGTCTTTGCGGATGATTTGCTGGATTAGTTTTAGGTGGTCTTCGGAGTATGACCAAGCTGGACCGCCGTCGGGCGATGGGTATATGTGGGAGTGGTCGGAGTGGAGCAGGACGTAGACTGGTCGTCCGGGTTCGAATTTCGGGTTGGTCGGGTTTAGGTCGGATATATTCATGGCTTATGACTGGTGTGTTGGCCGTCTGGACGGAAGAAAGCAGATTCAGGTGATCGGCGTTCGATGGTGATAGCGCTTAGTAGGGTGCAACCGAATAGGTGTGGGTGCAGGAGTAGTAGGGTGGCGAAGGCACTGCCAGGGGTTCGGGAGTTGACGATGGTTTGTTCGGTTACACCTTTGTGTCGGTAGGTTATTTTTGTTTGCATATTTGGTTTGGTGGAGGTGGTGTTATTCTGTGTATTTCCAGTTCGGACCCCAACCACCTTCGACAGGTATGTTGATAGGCAGACCGTGGATGGTTAGTGGGATGTCGAACCACTCGGACTCGAATTTGGATTGTGCCCAAGGTTGGTTTGACTTGTGGGCTTGACCTGCTAACGCGTCGTGGATCATTAGGGTTGGTTCGGCCCGGAGGTTGCCAAGGGGAGTTCGGTTGGATGGGTCGTAGTAGAGGTTGGACAGGGCGTAGTTGGTGGAGTAGGTGGTGTTGGCTTGGGGTTCGTGACTTGCAGCAACACGGATGATGGAGTCTTCGATGTTGGTGCGGTTACGGATGTCGAGGAAATATCGGCGTTGTCCACTGGCTGCGTCAATATACCCATGGTTGCAGAGTTGTCGCCGGAGGTATTCGTTACGGAGTTCAATACCGTAGTAGTTTAGGTATAGGTTTTGCAGCCGCTCGATGGTGTTTTTGTGGAAGACTTTGAATTCAGGTGGTTCGACATTGCCGGCAATGCAGTTGTCGACCCAACCTTGGATGGAGCGTTCCAGTTGGAGTGATGCCATTAGGGCAGGTCGCATCCCGTAGTTGGACCCGTGTTGACAGCCTTTGGCGCAGGTGTAGGTGCGGGTGAATTTAGGCACCGTTTTGCATTGGTGCAACATGTGGTTGTGGTGGTGTTGGAGTGTGGGTAGGTCCCACTGGTAGACGTCGTTACCGAATTCGGTTAGTAGGACAATGACGATGGAGGGTTTGATTTTGTTCTGTAGGTGGACCAGCATTTTGTCATTCCCCAGAGCGGCTAGGTCCGCGGCGACTGTCCAAGCATCCGCACCGGAGAGGTCGTATTGGAAAAAGGAGTAGTCGTCGGTGTCGGGGATGAATAGTGTGCGAAGGTCTTTGGTGACGTTTTGTAGGTTCGTGCCTAGGTTTTCGACCGTAGGTTTGGTGGTGAGTAGCATTTCCCGGTAGGCTACACCGTTCTTTTTGCGCTGTTTGAATTCGATTTTTGACTTATTGACGATGGCTTCTACCCAGGTTTCGGAACTGGATAAGCGACCGGTGTCGGTGCCGACCGGGTTGTAGGTACACCGGATTCGACCATCCGGGAAGGCTTGGAGTTTGTTGAGGTCGGATAGGCGGGTTCGCGCGCGGGTTAGTTTGCCAATCTCCAGCAACACTGGGAGGTTGGTTTTGGTATACAAGGTGCAGAGAGCACCGAAGTCGGCAGTGGGAGTTGGCTTGCCGTTTAGTTTTTTAGTTTGGACTGGTAGGCTTAGGTCATTGTATAGGTAGTTTTGTAGCTGCTTTGGTGATTTGGTGTTCATCACGGACCCAACCATTTCGTTAACAATACCTTGTTGTTTTCGGATGTATTCCCAGGTAGTGTGACGCATAGTCGCGACTGCTTCGAGGTCGAGCTTACACCCTCTAAGCTGCATGTATAGGTATGGTTTGAGAAGTTTAATGTTAAACTGATAGTGCTGGAGTGACTTCGGATTTCCCACCAACGCTTGATCCATTTTGGCTGAAGAGGCCAGAGTGACCAAGGAATCCTTACAGCAGTATTCGTGGTGGACTGTAAGGTCTGCGACTTTACGTTCATCTTTGTAGTATGGTTCGTTAGTGTATAGTGAAGAGATGAAGCCAAGGTTTTTCGGGAGCTCACTGAATAGCTCCCACATTTTAAACATGGTGTCGTCGGTTATACCTCGCACTAGAATCTTGTGTCGCCAAGCAAATACGAATAGTTCATACATTGCGTTTTGCGCGGTTTTGGGTATAGTGGGGTCGCTCAACATAGCCGAGGTCCACTGCCATATTTGTACCTCTTCGTCGAGCGACCAGTATGGTGTCCCGTCTCTGTTCCGCAGTGGGACGATGAAACAGTCGTGGGCGCTTAGTGCGATGCTGTAACAGGTCACACCTACTTGATTAGGGTGTCCCTCAAGGTCGAATGCCATGGGGGGTTTGTCCCGCAGGATGGTGGCGAAGCGGTTGGATAGGTATTGGAATGTGGGTGTGGCGTTTATTGTACGGACCGGGTGTCGATACTCCGGAAAGCAGGATTGTTCTTTGGCCTTGCCTAGGTCACACCGGAATGGGATTGACAACCCATAGTTTCGCTGCACCATCCAAGGATCTTGTGCGGTTATGCACTTGAGTCGGAAGGTGGGTGATAGGAATATTGTCCCGCGTTGGGTGTGAGCGTTGTTACTTGCGCCAAAGACCCTGTTGGGTAAGTCACCCAACAGCAGGCAGCAGTTTGGCTTAAATGCGGCTAGGTCTTTCCGTAAGGTGGCAGTCGCCTGCACCACTGTTTGGTCGTCCGGTGTTTGTGTCCACCCGAATGTCTTCTTACCTGACGCATAACCAAGGAAGAGGCGGTTGATGGGGAGGTTTAGTTGGGACAGGACGAGGCGGACTAAGTGACCGGATGGTCCACTAAATGGGACACCTTTCACATCATCGCTTGGTCCTTCGCCGATTACGGCCAGTCTATGTCGACCGGGGTTTGCTGGTATTTGATTCACTGTTTGGTGGTTGGGTGTTCGCAGGTTAGTTCCACCAGCTTCGCATACCCCTGGATGTCCTTCCAATGGTCATCGAATAGTTCCTGACCACAGACAGCACGACTTAACTTATGCACGATCATGAACACCGCGAGAGTGGTGGTTGGTGATAGGTCGGCCCACTGCGGCATTTTACGAAAGACTGACATGGCTCTTTCAGTACAATACGCGTTGTCGTAGTATGAACCGTGGGTGGTTTCCCGACCACAAAGTAGGTCAGGGATGGTGTCTGATTGAGTGCTCATTTGAACGATACGCCTTTCAGTTCGCAATACACCTTCGCCACGTTGCTTACCTGCTGTGCGTAGTGCGCAGGGTCAATCTCGCAAGTCACGGGGGTGAAGCCACCCAAGAGCATTGCACGAGTGCTGGAGCCAACACCACTAAATGGGTCGCAAATGGTGGCACCCGGGAGTGCGACCGCTTTCATCAAAGTCTGCCACAGTGCTAGGGGTTTGATGAACGGGTGGTTGACTCCGGCGGCCTTATCCTCCGGCGTATTACCACCAAGGAAATAGTTCGTAGACTGTGCGGACACTAACCGACCACCTTCCTTTCGCATCACCATAGCAATCTCGGTGCTTTTCGTGAAGTTAAACTCTGCACGCTGGTTCATACACGAACTGGTTTTGCACCATACGAATGGCCACCGTTGCACTTTGAAACCAACAGCAATAGCATGATCGTATAGTGTCTGCCACTGTGCTTGATCACAGAACCAGATACAAAACCCCTTTGGTCGCAGGATGGAGTAGCACCCTTCTAACCAAGACTTGAACGCCGCTTCATTCTGTCCCACATCGTGTGTTCCGCTAACCCGTTCAATATCCTGTTGACCTTGGTTTGTTTGGAACAAATTACTCATCTCGATACCATACGGTGGGTCACAAACCACATGGTCCACACTCCCCGGCCCAAGCAGTTTGAAAAACTCCAAGCAGTCCAAGTTCCGCACCACCTGTGTCGCCACCTGCATTGCTTCCTCGACAACGGCTTGGTTAGATTCAAGGATTGACCTTGACTCCGCAAAGGATAGGACGTTTGTTGGTGGGGTGGTGGAGAACTCGTCGGACGGTGAGGATATGTTTGCAGAAGACTGGAATATGGTGGGATCGAAGGTTTGGACGAAGTTGGAGAGGTTGGATGGTGTGGAGGTTGGCGGTGGGGTTGGGAGTTTGGTGGCGAGGTCTTTTACTCGGTTGGCTAGAGCTATGGATACTTGGTCGTGTTTTAGCTTGGCCATGTATTGGAGTGCTTCGACGATACCTCCGCACTTCCAGATAAGGGAGTCGGGGTCTTTTAGGTGTTCACCAATTTCGAGGCAGTAGGAGACGTTACTGCGACCGCAACCGAGTAGTCGGCCAGTTTGCTTTTGGGTCCAGGTGGAACGGTTGACTGCGTTTTGTGCTACACGGATTTGGTGAATGCGGGAGATAGCTTGGACTTCTTCTTGCCAAGAGAAGTTGTGTCGTTGGACGTTTTCGATTAGTTCAAGTTCGGCTAGTTGACCGAGGTCGGTGATGGTTTTGGTAGTGTAGTGGATACCGAACAGGAGTTGGCCGGATTGAGCGAGGTTGGAAATGTCTGGGTGTGGGATTAGGTGTTCGCACAGGTCGGCGTAGTTTGTTAGGATGTGATCGAGTGCGCGGGAACGGCGACCACCGGCGATTAGTTGACGGTCGAGGGAGATGCAGATGGGGTGGATTAGTCCGTTTACGAAGATGTCTTCCGCAAGGGAGGTGATGTTTCCGTAGTCGACTCGGATTCGGTCGGCTCGTTCAATGGTGGCGAATGCTATTGGGTGTGTCATAGGTGTGCAGTTTTGGCAGGTTGTTTGGTTTGGGAGAGAAGGGTGTAGGCACCAAGGGTTGGAGCAGAAGGGTGGCGTCCATGTGGTTTCGGTATTTGTATCTTTCATTGTCGTTTTTTTTTTTGGCGTTGGTTGAGTTGTTTTACCACACTTCTAGCCTCCGGTCAGGTCGCTCACTTGCGCTATGTCCGCCGTGTCTCAGGCGATACTCAGTGCAAACACTCCAAACGAAGTGCCCTCGCTGCGGAGACCAGGAGTGTGGTGACAGCGCGTAACGCTCCGCTGTCATGTGCGTTTAGGTATGTTTTACGGGTTCTTCACTGTGTTCTTTTGTCTGGTGTTTACCCCTGTTTGGGAATAAATGCAGCGAACTCGGATTGTGCTGCATACACATCACCGGTGTTTGGATCGGTGCGTTCTTTACCGACTTTGGTTTTGGCGAAGAAGGTCAAACCAATGTAACTCTCCAACGTTTCGTCCCACACGCGTTCTGTCATGAGCGCGTCAAGGAACTTGCACAAAGAAGCAATTGCGTCTTTGTTGCATTCTTCTTCAGTTTTGGACTCTAGTTGTTTAGCACTCGGGGTGAGTGAGATCATATGTCGCATTGCATAACCCGGGGAGACGGAATTACCATTGATGTCGGTGGCGTCAGGAGATAGCAAGGTGACACCGATGGCAAGATAGTCTCCACCGGTTCGGTCGGATGTTTTCTTCTCAAAGGTTTTGATTGCGAATTCATACACACCACCGGTGAGGACAGGATAAGCGGTTGAGACTTCAGCGAGGTTTGTGTTTGCGAGTTGGTCGAATAGGTTCATAATACTTGTTTGTTTTGTTTGTTTGTTTTTGTTTCTTGAGACAGGTGTCTCAAAAGTGTTTAGCGATCTTGTTTGAGATCGGAAAGGTGTTCTTGGCGGTTGACTTCTTGCTCGAATTCTTCCTCCGGGGTTGGGTCAATTGGTTCTTCCTCAACTGGGTCGTTGCAGACGTAGCAATTCGGGTCTCCGCCGTGACAGCGCGAGCAGAGTGCGAGGCCGATGTAGGTGCTCATAGGACGAGGGTGGGTTCTAGGGAGAGGTAAGGGCAAAGGGTGGACCAAACTTGTTGGCGAGTTTTCCCCGTGACAGTTAGGCTTTGTTCCTTAATACTCAGTGAGTTGCCGATTTGCATCAGTGACTTGGGGTGGAAGCGGACAGAGTAATCCGAGCCTTTGGGCCCACTACTTGTTTCACAACGCCAAACGTCGGTGAAGAAACCGTTGATGTTGTTGCGGAGTGAGCCGCTTATGAGGGGCTTATACCCCACCGTTGCGCCGGATTTATTAACCTCGATGTGCTCGTGACAGGTCATTACAAATAGCTTACCACTCGCCTTTCCAGCCATTACAAACTGGGACATTAGGTTTTTGAACGGATTCCAGTGGCTCATGTTCATAACCTTTTCGCCGGCGATTATCAAGTCATCCATGCCGTTACCCTTACCGGAATTTGCCAAAATGTGCTTCTCCAAGTAGTAGCCGAGTAGGGACAGCCCGTCGATTACTATTGTCTTAACCTCCGGGTGCTTCACCGCTTCACCAATAGCCTTCATGCAGAAGGACCAACGTTTGTTCGGGTCAGGTTCGGTGTTTGGGTTATCGAACCAGAATGGGAATGGCTTCTTACCGTGGTTGTGGTAGCGGAGAGCACCGGCCAAGTTGTTATCACAATCCAGTATGTAGGGTGCCGGGAAGTTAAGCGAGAAGCAGGTTTTCCCCGCCTTGGGAGTGCCGATAAGCATCAGTGCAAAGGCGGAGTCGAGTTGGTAGGTGGTTGAGTCGTTCACAGCACACCTCCTATGTCAACAATTGTCCCGGAGTGGTCAATATTCTCGTTTGCCACCACCCAGAGTTGGACGTTGTGTTGGGTTAGGGTGGTGACCCATTGGTACAACCCACTCTCGTCGCGTTCTCTGGAAAAGGTGAGTGGACCGAAAGCTTGGCACAACTGGGATACTAGCTCGCCGGCAGAACCGTTTGGAGTGAGGTGTAAACCTAGGTGGTCAACAAGAATGGCACCAACAAATGGAATGACTGCCTGTAGTTCTAAGCTGGAGTAGAGTAAGGACTGGCAGTTGGTGAGGGTTAGACAGGCCAGAGGTATTTCCTCAATGGCCTGTTGGAACATATTATTCACAGTGCACCTCCTTTTGTTGCTTCAAATTCTTCCGCTTGCTGGGTTAGGCGAGACACCTCCTCGGTGAGCGAGGTAATGCGCTTTCTGATCTTCTCACCATCCCAGCCTGCCAACCGGTCTTCGTGCATTTTCACTGCTTCACTAGGCCCATTCTTGGAACAACTGAAACCCATTTCAGAGTTGGCCCACACTTTAGCGTCATAGTTCCGAACTATGTTATTCCCATGAATCTCAACCGAAATTGAGCAGTACTTGACAGTCGGTTGTTCTAGTATTCTATTGTGTAGGCAGGTTAGGTGGTTTTTGAGAGCCTCTTCAAGTTGGGCGAATGATAGTGGTGTTGTAGTAGTTTCCATATTTTGCGATTGTTGGTTTGGTTTGGTTTGGGGTTCAGAAAGGCACCCCATGCAGGGTGCCTGATTCGGTGGTGGCGACTAGCATTTGTTCTTTCAGTTTAACCTTCACAGCAGTCTCAGTCTCTAAATGCACTTCGTGCAAGCGCTTCAGTGCATCGTCAACTGACATCATTTCTGACCAAGACACGTTGAGAACTTCAGCCGGGTAGTTTGTGGCTGACGAACACACATTCGACATTGTGGTTGTTACTTTGATTCTAACTAATTGGTTCATTTGTTTACTTGGTTTGTTATTGTTGTCTACTATAGGAGAAATTGAATCCATCGTCGGAGGTGCGAACAATGGTGGCAGCAGGCCAATCACAGTGGAGTGTTTTACCAACCGCCCCTGTCGGATCATACCCTAGCGCCACACACCACGTTGCCCAGTCTGCTAGGTCAAAAGAAACTTGCGGTATATGTTCATCGTTTTCGTCAAAGGCCAAAATCCTATCACCCGTCATTAGAAATTTATGTATCTTTTTCATATTGGTGTAGGATGATTATTGGAACAGACCCGGGAAGGCTGTGGGTGGTTGCGGTTTGGGTTTTGCCTTGTCCTCAAGGGGAGACCAAGTGTTGGTTTCATACAAGCCGGAGAATAGGAGTGCCGGGCGGTGGGATGGGGTTAGTTGACAGACGGAGAAGAATTCGCACTTACCATATTTGGTGATGCAAGCGGTGGTGTGCATGGGGTAGGCTCGGTCTGGTGGGAGGTGGCGGGGTTGGGTTGTGTGGAGGGAGAGGAAGGATTGAATTATGGTTAGGAAGGATTCTTGCCAGTCATCGATTTGCGGTTGGTCGATGTTTATGGAGTGGCGGTCGAAGGAGTAGTTGGTGTCGCCGGACTTCAACGGTGGGCGGCAGATTAGTCCGTTTATTAGCACACCGGCGACAGGGGTGCCTAGGAGTTGGGTTACAGCCCAGGAGTAGCCGCGGAATTGGTGGGAGGTGTAGAATTCGTCAAAGAAGGTGGGTCCACCGATGGAGGTGGTTTTATGGTCTAGGAGGTAGATGGCACCTTGGTGGGTGCATACGCGGTCGATTTTACCGGTGAAGATGACCTGGATGGTGGAGATGTGGCGGTATTGTGGGGTGCCGGAGGCGATGTCTGGGTCGGACACCCAGATGGAGGTGTTGAGTTCGAGTTCACCGATTAGGATAGCAAAAGGGAGTTCAACGGCGATTTCACCAGACGGAAGGGTGATGGCGGTGTTGGTATCCGCGGCCCAGGTTTTGTTATACCGTTCGATGGTGCGGATTGCGTAGGCTAGGTTGCGGTAGTCGTTGTTTTGGTCATCACAGTCTTGGTAGTATTCCACCAACCCGTCGATCATTTTTTCTTCAACGGCAGCGGTGCAGAGGACTTGTTGCTCACGGTCGCGGATTTCGAGTGCTTTGTGAATAGCACCTCCGAAGAAGAGTGCCATTCGGTTGCGGACTTCTTGCCGCTTGGCCAAAAAGGCGTATGCCGCTTTGCGTGGACAGGTGGATAGGGTGGATAGGGTGGAGTTGTCGATGAAGAGACAGTTTCCCTTGAGTTCCAGTGCGAAGGGGTTGTTCATGGTGGTTGGGTGGTTGGGTGGTTACATATTCAAATACTTACTCAGCAGCTTTTTCACATCCGGAGTTTTTGTCGGTCTCGCCGCTTCCTTCTCCATTGTGATCATCTTGCGAAGGGTGGTTGAGCTGCTGGATACCTCCCGCAACTCCTGCACATGAAAGCGTAATTCTTCCATTGACATGTTGGCAACTGGTTGGCACAGCAGATTCAATAGCGGTGCATCCTCGCAGGATGAGTGCAATGAAGTAGTCTTCGTGTTCGGGACTGTAGTAGGTGATTCCATTTATTCTTAGGTTGGTGGTTATTGCGTGGAAGAGATTCTGGGTGAGTTGATTTAATATCCCCTGCTTTGGGCAAACAGATTTGATTAGGTTTTTATCCTTCGCCGGGATGTCGGCGGAGAGACGGGAGAAATTACCTGATTGGTCCATCTTCCCATACAGTAGTGGGAGTTTGTTGTGGTGGTGTGGAACTTGCATGTTAAACTACAGTAGGGTGATGATATCACCGTTGACTATAACTTCAATCTGTCGTTTCGTCGCACCAGCCACTGCGGTAATACAAGCCTGTTCGGTGGTGTTTTGCAAGGTTGCATACTCCAGTATGTCATGCTCCAGCAGGGTAACAATCGCTGCGAGCACCACCCCGGTTGGGGAGTTTATCGCGTCACCGGAGAGTCCGACTGCCGCGTCGAGCACCGTACCAACCGGTGGTTTACCCCTTTGGGTCAGTGCTCTGGTCAAATCCCTCCGACCAATGCAGAGTTGATTAACCCCCGGCACTGTGGCAACTGCGTAGTGCTGGCACCATTGTGAAACTGCTACAAGCAAGTCTGGCGCACTATTATACACCATGATACCGGCCACTGCATCGCGGAACCGACAGGCAAAAGTTTCCGTCGTAAGTGGTGTGGGGTTGATTAGAATCGGACTCGGCCAATTCCGCCCGACTGATTCAATAAATGGCCTATACCTTTCGACGGCAGCGCGGCTGTGCCGACTCGGGGTGGAGGATACGTGGGTGGGTGGGGTGTTGCTCATTGCACCCAGAAAGGGTGTAGCACATATTTGTGCTACACCCGGACAATACACTAAGCAATCAGCAAACCCTGGGTGTTACGCACCAAGGTTGAGGTATTTATTCTTCCGCTGGTCTGCCTCACGGCGCTCGTTTTCACCAATTGCAAGTGCAAGGGTGCTGATGGCTTCATCACGATCACCTGTGACGTCAATTTCGAACCCAAGTTCGAACCCAAGTTGCAAGGCTACCCGGTCGAGTGCACCATTGTCAGCAATTTCGGTTGCAAGACTTAGGTGTTTCTTACTAGCCTTCTTCTCACCAGCTGCACCGCGCTCCTTGCGGGTTACATCGAATGGAACAAGGTTGGTTGCTTCCTGCACAAGTTCGGTGTATGACTTTGGCTCAACGCCGTTGATGGCACAAGTGCGGAGGAAGAAACGAGCGTCGGTTTCGATTTCGATTTCACCAACCTGCTCGGTTGTGAGTGTTTTACCACTCGCATCCAACCAACTACCATCTCCTTGTTTGAAGACCAACTTCTTTTTTAAGTAGCTCTCCCGTTTGCCAAGTTCGCGGGCTTCGAGCAGTTCGGTGATCTTCGCGCGGATTGCACCAAGACTCCCGTGGTATAAGTTCTGCTTCAAGAAGGACTTGAAGATGAGGTCTTCAGTGCAACCTGGCAGTAGAAGTGCTTCTTGCAGGGAGGTGGGCAGGTCGTAATTAACTGCTACGCCTAGAACATTAATCGGTGTCATCATATATTTGTTTTTTGTTTGTGGTGGGTGGATGGTCAGGTGGCGGCTTGGCCTATCGCCTCCGCCCTTCCCTTCTATCCTCGCCCTTAGCCTATTCTATTCTTTCCAATCTTCAAGAGATATTTTCTCCGAGTGTCTTTTTGGTGTTCCTTTGGTGAATGCCAATAAGCCTCTTTCACCAATAGAATGGTGGATCACACCAA